CAGACTGTGAGTGGAGGATCCCTGGGAACAGGCGTAGGTATTGGAACATCGACTCTGACTGCTTATGTAACAATCAGTGGAAGCAAGACATACACAATAGGACAATACGGATACCTTCACCCGACGCTTGGAGCAGGAACAGGTGCGGGAACAACGGCTCCATACAGTTTAGCCACAAGCGAACGTATTCAAGCAACTGAATTTGATGCGACCTCCGATGAACGCCTCAAGGATATTTCAGGTGGAATTACGGCCGAGGAAGCGATACGATTTGTCCAGAGCGTGAGTGGAATGTACTACTCCTGGAAATCTGATCCATCTGGAGGAGTCCATACCGGTTTCATTGCCCAGGATATTCACAAGGCAGGGTTTAACCATATGGTTTCCACAATCCCGAATACCTCTCTGAGCGGTCAAGTCGATGATGACGGATACACGCATCCAGAAGGAGCTCAATTGACCCTGAATTATAGCGCGATTACACCTTACCATCACGAAGCCATCAAGGTTTTACTTGATCGCGTCGCACATTTAGAAGCCAAACTTGAAACTTTAATGTCAAAGCTTTGAGACCTGAATCAGTACGCTGTTCGGAAGAGTCATGAACGAAAACTTCATACCCTGGAAATTTGACCCAAAATTTGTCACGGCCTGCGACAGATCGGTTCCAAGAAGTTGAGTGGCGTAATCGTACGTGTTTGGTCGTGTCTGTATGCTTGCTATGCTCTGTTGCGAGAACTCCATGCTGAAGAGTATATGGTTAGGGGGAAACCCCGCCGCTGCCCACTTGATAAAGAGTGGATTCAGGTTATTGCTGGACGGATTCACAAGTGGCTGGAGAGCAGCCGTGTCCAGGACTATCTGCTGGGACATCATAGCCTGAGTTGTCATGAGATCACTGATCGTCAGGATATAGGATGAATTTGACATACCTATTTACTCTAATGCGCAGCAAATACATACCATGTCATCTACCGCGACTGATAACTCAATTAGTCTTTAGAGACTTGAATACTCAGTGTCGTGTTGCAACAATCTGAAGAACGTTTGTAGTCAAAGTATATTTGACCGAAAATCCTTGAAACTGAACGTTCAGATCGGATATCGTCTTATCGAGATCTGCAGCGATCAGATATGATATATAATCATATAACGTGCGTGGCGTACCATCTGGACAGGGAGAGGGAGAATTTAGGGTGATTAGAAACAGGTTTCCTTCGGGAGGGAATCCAACTGATGCCCATCGACGTAATGGAAATATAAATGCAGTGGGGTGAGACAGAGGATTCAACGAAATAGCATCGATTGTTTCTTGAGGCACGTCCTCCCGACTTTGCAGTAGGTTGTCCATCGTCTCAATGTAGTCTGGCATTACTACTTTACCAGATTGTCTTTGTAGGCAGAATACAGCTTCGAACTTACGACTTCCTGCATCTCCAGAGTGAAGGAGAAGTTGCCGTAGAGGACGAGCGGGCGTCCGTAGCAGTCTGTCAATTTCAGTTTGATGACTGAGATGTTTTCGGGCTCTGGGAACACAACCTTGTTGGTGATGGTGGTGCGTCCATCTGCATAAATGACGCTGTTTTTGCTCACATTGACTATGATTTTTGCGAAGGCAGGGGCACTCGTTCCATTGAAGGATACGTGGTCAATAGCGTCGTACTTCTCGAGATTCAGGAACACGTACGTATTGCCCCAGAGGTTTGTTACGCTCTCCGATGTATAAGACGAGAGATTTGCGTAAGCATTGCTGGTAAATCCGAGATACGAACCAAGACCCGTATCGAAGGGACGAATAGTCGCCTCGCGAGTTATACAGCACGCGGTCGCCGAAGGGGTAAAATCGAGAGAAAACACCGTAGCCGCGGATAGCGTAGTCTTTCCAGTTACAGCATTGAAGACTACACCTAGCGAGACAGTGGACACCGCCGCAGAAACTATAGCTGCTGCTAGAGTTGTGGAATTATAATTACCATCTGAGATGCTACATTGTGCTCCGCTCACGTTGAAATTTGTATTTTCCAGTGTCGCCGAGAAATCGTACCATGTATTTGGGAGTTCAATGCTGGACAGACGCATGGACGTAATGTTCTTGTACGTGCGCGGCAGGCGCATGGTGCAAGACCCAGCATTTGTCACTGCTGCATTCTCACGAAAGCGGGTATCGAGATTGATAACACGGGTAACTGATTCCGTAGGGTACACAGCACCGAAGGTTGTTCGGTCTTGGAATCCTCCAACGGGACGCATAACTGGACCGCTCATTGTGTGTAGCGCCTATAAAAAAGTTGTCAAAAATACGGAGTGTATAGTAAATAGATCAAATGGCGTGCGCCAGCTCATCTACTTCGCTTGGTCTGCAGATATATATCAACTACCTCACAGCTTTATTACGACAGAATTCTTCGCGGACTTCCGCGCCTCTGACTGCGCAGACTTGCGGAGTGCCGTCTTCAGTGTCGGTTTCGGTGGGGGTGGGATGTGGGGCGCAGCAAAGGTCGGTGCAGGGTCCTGAGCGCGCACCGGCGGCGGCATCGGAGTCGCAGCAACCTTCCGCTCCTGGGTCTGGATGTTCTTGAGGATATCGCCAATACCCATACCCGACGGCGGCTTCATCTCACGCGCCGGCTGGCGGGCGGGAATGCTCTTGATTGTCTCGGATGGCGGAGGAGGCTGGTTGATTCCGCTGAGGAAGGACATCATGCCCGCCAAACCACCAGCGGGGGCCGGCGGCGGCGGAGCGGGGGCAGGGGCAGGGGCGGATGCCGCCTGCTGCTTGAACTGCTGCGTTTGCGTCTGCATCGCCTGTGCCGCCATCTGGCGCGCGATATCCGGGTTGTTCTTGAGAATCTCCTGGATGTTGGGGACCGGAGCCTTCATCGCCATCTGGTTGGTGAGATGCACCATATACACCATGAAGCACGTGCGCATCGGAATACGCACGAGAGGATGCATACGCATGTTCTCGCCGTACAGGTCATACACTTCCTCAAAATCCTCCTCCAGATCTGCGACGTTCATCTGCGCGCTCTGGGACAGACCATCGAGCTGCAGACCGAACGCCTTCATCATCGCTACGTTCTTGGATCCCCACTCGAGCGCCGACATACCCGTAATGAACCACTCAGAGAATTGCTTGATGGTAGAATCCATAGCCTTCTCACGGCGCACAAACTCCAGCTCCATCTCCATCTCGTCCAGGGGCGAGTCCATCGTGAAACGCTTGCGCATAGGAACACCGAGCTTGTTCAGGCGATCAAACTTGCGGAGGAGCTCGTACTTGCGCTTCATCAGTGCATCGTCCGACATCTTGGGCTGCACATTCACGGGCTTCAAGTACGCTTCGGCATTGAGGTTCTCCACGCCGTCCCACGACTTCGTGGCGCCGACATCGTTGGCGGAAGGAACCAGCTTGGGCGGCTGAAGAGGTTCGGACGGCAGGTCTGTAAAGTCCAGGCTGACCTTCTCCAGGTCGGCCATCTTCGTGTCGGGGGCTGCCATGGCGGCAGTGTTCATAAGTAGATCTGCACCGGGGACGTCGCTGCTCATTATCTGATTATCCGCATCCTCTTCCTAAGATTAAAACGCGGGGTGGCGGATGCTCGCTAGAATGTTGGCGGGTGTTCCAGGAAGTACAGACCCTGGAGGAAGGAGTCGGCCAGGTCATCCTTCTTTTTGTGCGACTTGAAGAAGGGGAGTTGGCAGGGCGGACACAGAGCCTCACAATGCACAATACCTGTCTTCTTGCGTCCGCGATACGTCCCCGTAGCATCCGTTGCACATGCGATATTGTCCAGCTTGTGAATCGCCGACACTCCCTTGGTACGGAACCCCCGACAGGCAAAGTACATGTGCAGCATGGCTTGGACCGCAAACATACGGCGATCCAGCTGGTTCTCAAAAATAATGAGATCTGCCCCTGCCCACAGCGGGGCACGACGATCCAGGGATTCCACGATATCGCCTACGAGATCCAGGACACCACCTCCAGCTGCACGGGCATTTCCCTTAAACTTTGACCATCCCGACTTGTTCATCTCCGCCCACACTTGGGCTACCAGCACCGGCTTCTTCTGCGTAGCATCAATCCCGTGCGACCGCGCCATTTCCTGAATCTCGGCCACGGTCTTCTTGTTCAGTCCTGTCTTGGTAGCAGCCACCCCCTTGGGGCGATGACGCGAACACGCTTGTGTCCCTGCACCATTCTGAACCCACATGGCGGGCTTGGCACACTTGTAACAGGCTGTCCGCGCAATCCCGTTCTTCTCGCCTACCACATCAATCACATCCCATCCTGTGATCCTCATATCTGTTCTGGAAGTCCCTTCGAGAACACATACGGCTAAGTTTCGCAAACCAACGTCAAAGCTCACCAATTTCATTTACTGCGCTACTTGAACCAGCGAAATTAGCGTTGACTTTTTATCGCTCTTATTGAAAGGTATGCCCCTCTCTGTAAGCAGCTGACGGAGTTCAGCGACCGTCTTGCCCGAGACATCCACGGCATCCATCGTCTGCACCTGAGCCTCCTCCACCTCTTCATGGACCGACACGCGGTCATCCGTCTCTGGGACAAGCTCACCCACCTGCTCCATCTCGGGGACATGAGCCTCCTGCACGGACTCTAGATGGGGCATATCGGCGTACTCCTGCTCCTGCTGCTCCTGCTGAGGGTGCTGCTCCTCCTCGTGGAGTTCGGGAGGCAGGCTTGCTGCAAAGGAGACTGGCGGGGCGGTCACGGCGACAGCCAGGGCGTTGATGGCCTGGGACATGCGGGACTGCTGAATGTAGAGCCAGGCGACGAGACCTGTGAGGACTAGAACGATTCCGGCGAGTAGAGCAACGATTCCATGAAAGAACTCCATTTTATGTTCTTGCCTTAGTTTTTACCCTGCTTTTAAACGCCTATCGAGCGGCGCCGACGTGTTGAGCGAATAGTCTTGGAACCCTTCCGCTTGTATGTTCTAGCCTTTCGTCCTGCAACCTTGGGGCGACTGGACTTGTAAAAATCAACATCCGCTTGGTCCTCGGGAAACACAAGCTTTCCGAAATGTGTCTTAGGCTTTGCACCCGAACGAAGAAGCAGCTTCTTAATCTGCTTAAACCGTTCAACCTTCGCGGGATCGCTGGATTTCTTTATGGCGATATCTGCAACGCCACGATACGTCTTTCCCTCAAGCTCAGGAGGAAAATTGGGGATGCGTTTGTCAAACTGATTATTGAAATTTGGTCCTTCAAAGGTTCCATCCACATAATACGTTCCAGGAAACTCCTTAAGAAGGGTATCTACCATCGCAACGTTGGCATGAAGAATGGCATACATCATAGGATGCAAACGGGATATTTCGCTATCTAACTTTTCCCGAGGAGTGTCTGATCCAAACTCCGAATAAAACTGAGATGTGTGCGTGGAAAAGTTAGCAGCATCGCCACGCTCAAGATCGTCAGCAATTAAGGCCAGATACTGGTCTTTCCGGCTCGGCGTAGAAGAACCCGATGGTCCTGATCTGCGATTGTTTCGGTTAAAGCCGTACGCAGCGAGATGTGCCATTCTTATACGTTATTGGCGAAATGTTTTGTTTTTCCTCAGAAATCATCGAGGTCGGTCTTGATGATCATATCTTCCTGGCGAGCTCCCACTCCTGCCTTCGAGTAATCTGAAATACGCCGCTCAAAGAAGTTGCCCTTGCCCTCCATCGAGATCATGTCCATGAAATCAAAGGGGTTCTGGGCATTGTAGATTTTCTGGATCCCCAGCTGCACGGCCAGACGATCAGCGACAAAGTGAATGTACTGCTGCATCAGCTTGGCGTTCATGCCGATCAGGGAGCACGGCAGGGCTTCGCAGATGAACTCGCACTCGATATCCACCGCCTCGGTAATGATACGCTTGACCTCGTGAGGCGATAGAGGCTCGCCCATATGGTACATCTCCACTGCAAACACCGTGTGCAGCCCCTCGTCGCGTGAAATCAGCTCATTGGAAAAGCAGAGACCGGGCATGAGACCGCGCTTCTTCAGCCAGTAGATGGAGCAGAACGCCCCGCTGAAGAAGATGCCTTCAACACAGGCAAATGCGACCACACGGGTGGCAAACGACGCGGAACTCTCAATCCACTTGAGAGCCCAACCACCCTTGCGCTTGATGCAGGGAATAGTATCGATCGCGCGGAAATACTTCATCTGTTCCTGCTTATCAGACACATACTTGTCGATGAGGAGGGAATAGGTCTCAGAGTGAATACCTTCCATGGCGTTCTGAAATGCGTAGAACAGACGGGCTACGGGGGACTCGACATCGCGCTGGAATCGGGTTGCCAGGTTCTCTTGGACAATACCATCAGACCCGGCAAAGAAGGCGAGGATCTGTTTGATGAACTCCTGCTCCTGCTGGGTCAAACGAGACCAATCCTCTCCGTCCTTGGAAAAATCAATCTCTTCAGGCGTCCAGAACGAGGCGACCGATTGTTTGTAGAGTTGGTACAGCTTGTTCTCTTCCGGCTTGATAGGGAAAAGCGTATAGCGCTCGCCAAGGGTTGTCATGTCGTCTGTATATACCACGCAGAAAATGGTTAAATGCTTGTCTTCTCTTAAAAACAATAGTATGAGCAATTACTACCAACCAACATCAAATATCTCGTTGCTCAAGCAGTTGTTTGGGACGACGTATGCGTTTGACTCGAACGCCAACGAATTCAAGACAAAAATTAACCTTTCTCTTCCTGGAGACCTGGTAGTGGGAACAACAGATACCTCCTTCAATCTCTATCTCAACGGAAACGCTGTCGTAACATCCATTACAATTAGCGATTCGGTAGCGGCAGGCGTTTCGAACTGGGCGGAGTATCCAGCGGTCAGCAACGTAAATCTAGCTGGGTTTGACATCACCAATACGTCGAATATCACAACGACAAATATTGATACGGCTACCATCAATGGTCTTCCATTTGATCCTAGCGGCGCAACCGATGCGCGTCTCGTCATTACAGCTGCAAATAGTATCTACATTGGGCTGAGCGCTGGCTCCAACGACAGCGGGGCTTCGCGATCAATTGGGATTGGATTCAATGCAGCACTGAACAGCAGTGGAGATGGTGTAGTTGCCTTGGGAGATAGTGCAGCTCTAGGGAATACTCGTAACAACGTGGTCGCTCTCGGAACGGAGACTGCTCTGAGCAATACGGGAGCCAATGTGTGTGCTATCATCAACGGTGCGGCAGCCGGAAATCTTGGAACGAACGTCATAGCTATCGGAAACAATGCTGGTCTGAACAATTCGGGAGATTACGTAACACTTATGGGCTATTTGGCAGGAAATTCTAATACTGGCGGTGATATCGTTGCGTTTGGACAGGATGTTGCAAACTCCAACTCTGGTTCGCACGTGAATGCGTTCGGATCAAACGCTGCTTCGTTCAATGCGGGCACGAACGTCAATGCGTTTGGGGACCAGGCCGGGTTTTCAAATTCTGGTTTAAACGTGAATGCACTGGGATCAAACGCTGGATCGCGTAATTCTGGCAACGAAGTGAGTGCGATGGGAACATCTGCGGCAGCCGATAACCAGGGGTCGGATGTCACCGCGCTAGGGTACCAGGCCGCTTTAAGCAATACTGGAAGTAACGTCACTGCTATTGGATATGCGGCGGCGTCTGAGAACACTGGTGGCTATGTGACTGCCATAGGATCAAACGCTGCATACTCAAATACCGGAAGCTACGTCTTCGCAGCATGTGCTAATGCCGGTGAGAACAATTCGGGAGATAATCTGATTGCTGTTGGAAGTTTGGCAGGACATGGGAACACTGGGAATGATGTTGTTGCTATCGGAACAAACGCGGTAGATGGATCGAATAACAGCAGCAACTTGGTCGCGATTGGTGTAGATGCGTTTTTCAGCAACATTAGTAGTGATGGGGGAGTGGCTGTGGGATACGAAGCGGGAAAGCAGAGCGAAGGATCAAATGGAATATTCATAGGATATCAGGCTGGTCTATCAAACAACGCAGAGAATGGTGTTTTGATTGGCGCAAATGCTGGATCTGGAAACATCGGGAAAAACGCGATTATAATCGGCGGCGGAGCAGGGGTATCTTCAGAAACTGATACAGCCGTGTTTATTGGTGCTGATGCTGGAGCACAAAGTATCGGTTCCGGGACTATCGCGATTGGAATCTTTGCTGGCGCGTCCGGCGAAGGCGACAACAATACGTTTGTCGGAGGAGGAGCCGGAGTTTTAAATACGGGAAGTTCAGTTGTAGCTCTTGGAAGTTACGCAGGGTTTTCCAATGCTGGATCAGACTGTATTTTCATAGGACAGTTTGCAGGGTCAAACAACATCTCTGATAACCAACTGGTCATCTCGAATCTGATCACTGGCGATTTCAGCAGTGGTCAGGTCAATATCTCGGATCTGTATGTCACGAACATCAACGGGGCTCCGTATGTCGGGGGAAGCACTATAGTACAATTCACAACAGCCGGTAGCGACACATACACTCTTCCAGGAACATCGGCGTCAGTTTATCCAGTTACGATTGAAATGTGGGGTGGTGGAGGTGGTGGAGGTGGCGTCGAGGATGCCGGCGGCGGCGGAGGCGGATCGGGTCAATATGGGCGTTACAATATTACTGCCCTGGGAGGTACAACAATTACATTAAATGTTGGAGCGGGAGGTGTGGGGGGCGGCTCCGGCAACGAGCAGTCCGACGGCGGCAACGGCGGAGCAACAACTATCCAATGTACGGGGGCTATACTGTCCGTTAGCGGGGGACAGGGAGGACAAGTAGGTAACACAGAGGGTGGATACGGGGGTGCCGGATATTATGGAGGTGGTGGTGGTGGCGGAAACGGAGGTGACGGACCTGGACCTGGAGGAATAGGCACCTTGATAAATGGTAATCCTGGAACAGAAGCCGGTTCTGGTGGAGCGGGAGGTGACGGTGCTGGATTTCCAGGAGGAGCAGGTGGTGATCAAGTAACTCCAGAAACGCGCGCTGGTGGCGGAGGAGGAGGAACGGGCGGAGGAGCTGGTAGTGAGAACGGAACAACTCCTGGTGGTAATGGAGTGGGCATCGGGTCTGGCGGAGGAGGAGGATGTTATGTGGCAGGTCAAGGGGTTGCCACCGAACCCGGTGGAAATGGTGCTGCAGGTGCCGTGATTTTTACAATTGGTCAGCCCTTGTAATCACACCTGCATAACCTTCTGAATACTGACTGCCGACACGCCCGAGTGCTTCGCGAACTCTTTCAGGAATGCCCGTGTCCTAGTCTTGTCGAGACCTCCACACAGGGTCTTCGCAATCAGACCAGCCACCATGACTTTCGGTGTATGTTCAAGCTCCTCGTCGGGGTTCTTGAAGATAGCGCGAATAGATGCCAGGATCGTATCTCGCTGGGATTCCGATACCCCCAGACCGTTCATCATCCGCTCTGCCAAAGACAGCTGGGTTTTTAGCAGGGGATTATCGTCGGCGATAATCCCGAACCGCTGAATAGCTTTGGACAGCGAGCGAGTCGAGACATCAACAATCTCTGCGATTTCCTCGTGCGTTCGCGACACATCAAAGCGGCGGCACGCGACAAAGAATACAGCTCCCAGAAGAGCACGGCGGGTCTCTCCTCGTAATTTCAGAGCATCCTCCTGGCTTTTCAACAGCGAGCAGGCTTCTTGGAGAATAGCTTTGGTGAATCCGTTGCGGTAAGCGTACTGATTCACGAGTTCAAAGATCGATAGCCACGAGCGCTCGGAATGAGATGCCAACGACCAGGCGGAGAGGCGCTGAATACTCCGGAAACTCGCAGAGCCCACCTTCCGGTTCATCATCATCGATCCGTACGATGAGTCGGGCAGCAACTGGCTGATGGTGAGACCTACGCGGGAAGGGTCTTCGTTCCTGTCGTCGGCGCCGTAGTACCGCCACTCGGCACCTTCATCAATCGATTGATCCAGCATTGTTCCACAGGAGGTGCATACGTGCTGTCCCTCCTCCACAACGATTCCGCGGGGATCGTGCTCACACATACTTGCATCGATCATCTTGGGCGTATATTGAAGTTCGTTTTTGTCAGTTCATCTTTTGACGAAGGAATGCCATGGAGGAGTCGTCATACACAAACGGGCGGTACCCTGGACCGCTGCGTGGCGGTGCCCGGACAGTACGCTGTCCGGAAGGGGGCTGGATCCACGAAATCAGGATGGTCGCAGGACCTACATTCCACACTTGGAAGCCCTGTTCCTGCAGGGTTTCGCTGACATACTGAATGGCTTCGCGATGGTCAAAAAGAGGATATCCAAACACAAAGGAGGGAACTTCAAACGCCAAGTAGGGGGCATCGTGATTGGTCGCTGCATGAGTCTTGATCTGCGAAAAGAGGTTGGAGAGCACGGGTTTCATAGCTTGCATATTAATGGTTTTGCGCTGCTGCTCGTGTTTCCACAAATCAGTGGCCCGAATCATTTTCATAGACGCAGAAAAGAACACACAAGGATGAACTACACCATTTTAGGGTTGAATGGAGGTGGTATGCGCGGAGCCTTACAAGTAGGTGCTCTTCGCGAAATTGCTTCTGAAAAGGGAGAACCGTATCTCTACAAGGTGTTTCATCAAGGGATGTACGGGATCTCTATCGGCGCAATCATGAGTGCCTTAATCGCCTTCAAGTTTTCTATTGATGATCTTTCCCAATTCCTCGAGTATCTTGCAAATATCCAGCACTCTGTCCAACCCTTGCGATTACAGGCGTTTATCGGATTTGGACTCACCAACGGACTGGATGATGGTACGCAGATGTTCAAGAAACTATCGGATATCTTTGCCGTAAAAGGTCTAAACCTTGAAACCTTGAACGTAGGTGATGCAGCCGTTCCCCTGCATATCCTGGCCTCCGATATTACGCACCTCAAGATCGTGCGGTTTGGCCCTTCTACACGCGTATGGGATGCCTTGCGCGCATCTATTTCCCTGCCCTTCATCTTTACACCGCACACGATCGGCGATTCCTTGTTTGTGGATGGAGCAGTTCTCTGCACCAATATCATGACCGCTATCCCGAAACACGTGCGGCACCAGACTCTTCTCCTGATGACCACGCATTCGGCAACTGTAACACCCGAAAATTACGTTGGGGTTCTTCCCTTCTGTCGAACGATTATGGAATCGCATAACACTCAGCGCGAGTATCCTCAAAACACGTGCCTATTGGTGGAAGACAATACGCAGATGTTCAATTTTTGGGATAATCGGGGAGCCATTGAGAAACTACTCGCCGTCGGACGACAGTTGTACCTTTTGTTCCGGTCCAAGGGCCGACTTCAGGAAGCTGCGCATGACGCTAACGGTTCCGGGACCTAGGTACTCGTACAGCTTAGACTTGGTCTGCAGCTTGAAGGCAGGGTACGCATCGATCTTGAATGTCTCACACTCGCGACTATCGACATCACAATCAATCATCTTGACCTCTACCGTCTTTCCGCCGTACGTGAAATCTTTGACAACTTCTGCGAGGCTCTCCACCTTCGGAATAGCATCCTGGGAGTATGGACACCATTTTGTGTAGAAGAAGTAGAAGGTTGCGCGATTCGCGGCAAGGTCGCTCTCGACATCCAGCTCAACCATACGACTGGCAGGAAGAAAGCCGCGGAACGCCCAGTAAAAGGTGACAAAGAGCACGAGAAGCAGCAGGGTTATCCCGCTAGCTTGCAGACCTGTTGTCAAGTAATCAGTCATGCGGTATTATTGGATAGAGGACAGACGTTATTTTGCGTTCCTTCGCATACCATTCGCGGTATGCTTTCTGAGCATCCACGCCTTTCGCAACGTTCCACATAATGTGATGCGTAAGGCGAGGAGGTTCTCCGGGTTTGGGCGCTACCACAAACCAGTAACCATTGAGTCTGAACATTATAGAGTAAAGGCGTCCTGTGTTTAAGCGGGGAAGCCAACCAGGTTCGCGCCGATACCGAAGCCGGCACCCGTGCGGGCAGACGAGCCGACCGAGGGGGCATAGATATCGAGGATGGCGAAGACGGCCAGCGCAGTGAGCGCAATCGTGCCGATCTCATCCGTGCGGAGCTTCTTGCCCGGGAGCAGGTAGCACGCCACGGCGACGGCGAGGCCCTCCAGGGCGTACTTTACCAGGCGCTTGACCAGGTCGGCGACATCGATTCCCATGGACGGGGCGGCGTGGGGGGCATCGGACATATTGGTTTATACTTGTTGAAGGAGAAAATTTCAGGAGGGGTCATAATGGCTGGATACTTTGACGAGTCCTTTGTAACAATTATTCTTCTGTCACTCGTAGAGATTTATGGCGACTTTGCACTTCGGTTCTATGCCCTGACGAACAAGGCGACTTACTTGATGCATGGACTGGTGGGGTATGCCGGAGTGGTGTATTTTCTAATACAATCACTGCGGCTGGACAACGTCCTTTATGTCAATGGAATGTGGGACGGAGTTTCGGGCATCCTGAACAGCGTGGCGGCATATGTCATTCTCGGCGACCGGCTGAAAAACTGGAGTCAGTACCTTGGACTGGGATTGATTATCGCAGGCATTGGTCTGATGAAGAACCATACGAGTTCGTGATCGCCGCGTTTCTATTTTAACAATGCTGGCACAAGCATATATAAAATGAGCAGCAAGCGTGTAGAACTACCCAAAGAGGAGGATGGTGCCCCGATCGATTACCTCGACGAGGATCCGGAGCTGCCCAACCAGCGCTACTGCATTGTCTCCTTTCTGTCACCTGAAAAGGTACTCGCCAAGAAGCAGGAGTACTTTTTCCAGAAGTTCATGCAGTGGACGGAGTATGACTTCAAGGTGAAGGGGCTGGAGACGCTGGCGTCGTATCTCTCCAACAAGTACTCCATCAAGATTGACGATGTCATGAAGGATATCCACGATTTTGAGAAGACCCATCGTGCCGAGATCAAGAAATCTGATATTCCCGAGCAGTACCAAGTGTTCCTGCTGAAGCACGAGAAGGAGATTCAGGAGTCGTTCGACCGCGAACACAACTTCCAGTGCAATATTCGGGGTGTCAAGGTGCGCCGCGCGTTCCCGTCCTACGAGGAGGCCCAGCTGTGGTGCAAGGTCCTGCAGCGCAAGTATCCGAAGGACAACCTCATGATCGGTCGCATGGGCTGCTGGCTGCCGTGGGAGCCGTCTGAGCACCTCATGGAGAACGTAGAGTATGCCAACGCACAGCTCAACGAGATCATGCGCAAGTACAAGGAGAACGAGGCGAATCGCGAGCTCTTCTTCGCGGAGGAGCGCGAGCAGTCGATCAAGGCGCAGAAGGAGGAGAACGCACGTCGTCGGCTGGAGGCGGGTGTCCCGGAGCCGCCGCCGCAGCGTAATCAGCTGACGGATCTCCAGGTCCCAGTGCATCCTTCGGAGGGTGCGCTACGCGAGTAAGCATTACGTGCCTCCCTTCTTCACCCACACTGACGGCTCCCTTCCGCGCATAGCTGCGGGGTTATAGTCATCGGATGCCAGCATCGTGGATGCAAACGGCTTGTTATCCACCCACAGCGAGTCCGCACACAAGCGGAACGGCGGGTGGTCACTCGCTTTATACCAAAAGACCTGATCTTCCAGTTTATTGGAGGAGGATGAGTTGCAGATGACCAAGCACTCGTAATTCTCTGTACATTGATCCATAAACTGGCAGAACATATCAAACGTGGGAAACATACCTGCATAGTTTTCGTAGATACGTTTGCGATTCCCGATGATGTTCTCGCGCAGAATGAAGACAAAATCTACGTTGGTGCGCAGACTGGGAGGAACTCCGAGAGGGTACTGCATGGTAATCATCGTCGTCAAATCCACGTGACGACCGTTCATGAACACGTAACGGGTAGATTCCTGACGGATCCAGGTATCATCAAAAAGACAGTCATCCAGAATCAAGAACGCCCGAGGATCCATCGTTGTGGATTTCGTGTGATTGCGCTGCTGCTTGAGTGCCAGCTGACGCTTAACGACGTTTATGACAATTTCAGGTTTGTACTTGTCATGAATGAGTTTGGAAGGAACCATATGCTGAAAGAACTCGTTGGCTACCTCTGTTCCAGAAATGACGGTTCCAATAGGATAGCAGTCTTGGGTATGATGGAGGATATCGCGTACCAAGAACGATTTGCCAGTATCTTTCTTACCTATCAAGAGGATCATTGGAGATTTGTGTGAGTCAATTGCACACCGTTCTTTAATAACTTCCATGTTGAACCTTCGTATATTGAAGTTCATATTACCCAAGGGAGCATATTCTATTTTTTCACGTATAACTAACAATGGTTCAGTACGTCAATCGGATGCACACCGTCCATCTCAGGCGTGGAGATGCATTCTTGGTAACTGCAAATATCGTAATCTTTTCACTGATCTATGCTGTCGCTGGTGCAGTTCTTTCCTTCATCTTTTACTACACGTTTGATGTGTATGATCCGGAAAATCATGAAGGAAGGGAATGGGAACACAAGGGAATGTTGTTCCAGAT